CACAGTTATTTTTATTTCGAAAATAAACGCAAACTTAATTATTGTAAGCATCATCAGTGTATTCGTCCTCAAAGATATTATCAGAATCCTCGAATGCCGCCATCTCTTCGTCATAAGTCATGTAGGGCTCGTATTCCTCGTATGATTCGTGCTCAATCTCAGAGTACTCGGTCTCGGAGTCGTACTCGTTGTAGTAAGTAGGAGAAGACATTGTGAATGTTAATTAATTATACATTTGGAGTAACTCGGGTTTCCTTATATAGATATTTTGCAAATGTCATTTGACCCCGGTAAAACTACTTGGCGTCATTTGATCCATGTATGACACGTCATCTCCTAAAGATTCTATCCAAAAAAATATTGATTCTAAGTATATGTGGAAATTCTTACTGCTGTTGATGTTTATGATGATTGCATTTCTCGTGATCAGAAAGCAAGAGAAAAAGAAGAATCCCAGGAACGCCGCAAGCAAACAGATCATCGAAAAATCAGATATTGCAGATATTTTTGGAGAGGACCTCCTCGACTTTACCGCAGAAATACCCTGCTCAAGACGTTCACAGCTAAAACAGTGATGCAGATCTGCTTGGTCTTTTTTTGCATGTTTCTCATTTCGTTTTCGAAGGATTCGCGCATGAGTTGCATCTCGTTTTCTATCCCTTTTCCATGGCTGTCTATGATACCATGCATCACACGTATTTCCTGTGTGACTGCATTCCCATGATAGTCGATCTCGCTCCCTATGTTGGCAATTTTTCCAGGGAAAGAAATGACAGAATTCATTTGTTATTTATAAGTATTATTTTCTTGAACTTTTGCCACGGTGAAAATATGTTTTGTCGATACAAAGGCGTCATCATATCAACAAAACGTCTTATTTATTAACTCTTGGATAGGTATGGTTAAAATGAGTAAACCACTCGAATATTATTTCGAAAATGGAACTCATGTAATTTTCAACAAGTATACCATAGAAAATGGAGTCATCAAGAATAAACAAACAGGTAAAACATTGAATTATAGCAGGAACAAGGCAAGATATAATATATGTTCCCTATACGACGACTGTGGCAAACGACTTTCTATTCGTATTTCAAGGGCGATCGCAAGTACTATTCTTGGTCCACCTCCCACACAGGCACATACAGCAGATCATAAAGACAGAAATCGTGAGAATGATACGGATGAAAATATTAGGTGGTTGTGTAAGTCCGGACAAGTTTACAATCAAGAACGACAGGAAACTTTGAAGTCCGCATTCGTTATCATCAAGGATGGTATTGAGAAAACTGCCAATGATTGGGTCGACCATTTGAGAGGAGATTACACTCCAAAAAAAATCAGAGAATATGCTCGAAAGAGGTATCATGGTTTTTCGTATAAGGAATACCCTGACCTACGAGAAGAAATATGGAAGGAAGTTCCAGGTTCAAAAAGCACTCAGGGGCGTTGGGAAATATCAAATATGAGTAGAGTTAAATATATCACGAAACACGCGGAAAATGTACTATCAAAAGAACGTATCAATTTGAGTAAAGGATATCCTATCATATCTTTTAACGAACGAGATTGGTATTGTCATATACTATCATTCATGACGTTCTACCCGGAAGAATATGCTAATAAGAAAAAGAATGAAATAGTGCTTCACGAAGATGACAACCGATGCGATTTCAGACCACATAAACTTCGCCTAGGCACCCCAAAAGAAAACACTACCGATGCGCATGATAATGGAAAATATGACGGAAAGAAGTCTATGAGGATGAGATGTGCTTCATATATAAACGATATTTTTGAGAAAGAATACACCAGTCAAAGCGATGCCGTGATATATTTGAAAACTAAAGGATATTTGAAGGCTGATGTTTCTGGGATTTCTCAAGCGCTCGAGAAATATAAAAATCAACCAGATAAAATAGTCATTCGTTATGACCGCACGTGGAAGTGTATTTGATTATATTTACCATATCGTCAACATCAATTACTTAATGATAAGCTGCATATTGAAATGTAAAAAATGTCGGTCGTTCCGATCCCCGCCGATGTCGATATTTCCACACTTCATCCACGTGTTGTTGATCTATTCAAGAAACCTCAATACGCCCAGCGAACACCCGAGTGGTACGAAGTGAGAAAAAGTCTCATGACCGCCTCGGAATCATCTTCTGCTCTCGGCATCAAACCGTTCAATGGTTTTCGTGGTTGTCCGCGCGAAGACTTGCTCATGAAGAAACTGAATGTGGTACCGGTCGTTGGTATGGCACTTCAACACGGTGTGAAATATGAGACAGAAGCGGCGGAACTTGCCATGAGCGTTCTTGGAGAACGAATGTTTGAGTTTGGGTTGATCGTGCACGACGAGTACCCATGGTTGGCGGCATCGCCAGATGGAATTACCGCGAGAGGGTATTGCGTGGAGATCAAGTGTCCTCTCAGAAGGAAGATTATCCCAGGGGAGGTTCCTCATCATTACTATCCTCAGATCCAGGTTCAAATGGAAGTGTGCAACGTCGATTTCTGCTACTTTATTCAATATAAACCAGGATTTATGAACGACGATGGGAAGCCGTTCATTGACATCACAGTTGTGGAGAGAGACCGGTTGTGGTTCGAAGCTCGCAAGAATATCTTGCTTGGATTTTATACCGAACTTATGGAGAGGAAGAAAACGCACATTTCAATTACCGAGGAAGCGAGTATCACAGAAGACATCGAAGAGTGTCTATACGATGTGGAACGAAAACCGTATGAGAGGGAATATGACGACTCTGAACCAGAGGTCACCATATCATGTGAAATTTCAGAAGATTTGTATTAAATTTTAAAAAAATAATATTCTATGATTACATATAAATATGTTTGAAAACGTTGCCATCAGGATTTTGGTCGGCATTGTAATCATTGCACTAGGATTCATGGTCCTCAAATACGTGTCTAGCGCAGACAAAGCGACTCCCGTCGTAGAATATAAGGCACCCGTGGACAGGAAAAAGCAGGTAGTCGCGAAGTTGAACTTGCCAAAGGGTATCCTCAAGAGATCCGGAGCACCAACCACTCAAAACAGGGTATCGTTCGCACCATCAGCAATAGACGGGACTATGAACGAATACGGTGCATGGGACACCAATCGGAACTCGTCATCTGGAATCATGAACCAGCTCAATAACGTCGATGCTTTGACGTCCGGCCAGATGGCACCGATAACATCTCCCACGGTGTCAACGATAAATCAGCTTCCATCTGTCCCTCTTCTGGATGGATATTCCGGTGATGACGACATGTTCGGTAGTGATCTTTGATTTATTCTATTTTCTTCAGAATACTAGACATTCTGGAAGCACCCACCTTAAACGCTTTCTTCAATACTTTAGGATTTTTGAAATCTAACACGGTTATTTTTCCAACATCTATTGATAGAACGTTAGAGTCTGGTGAATACCTGTCGCGCGTAGATATTGAAATTAAGCTTGTGAAAAATTTGTCAATGCTGTTTATGTCTCTGTTAGCACTATATTCCGCCGAATCGTATCTAATCCCAAGCGTGTTATGCGTGGTTTCCATATTATTTACATAATCAATTGGAAACGCGTCCGTCAGAGCGCCGTCTACATAGACTTCTCCCTCGTGGCGAACGGCAGAGAAAAATATCGGAAGGCTGCAACTCATGCGAATCGCCGTTTTCACGTCGAAATCGGGGGTTTCCATAGGAGAGAAATATTTCGCGGACAATGTTGTCATGTTCGTCGCACAAATGATCAACGTCACACCAGTTTCGTCGTAGATGCTCTTGAATGTGTGCGACCTGTCTCCGAGTACAATATCGATCCACCTGTACAGATGGGCGCCTGTATCAATCCCGAACGCATTAGAGAAATTACCAATGTCAATAGACGGCACATACGTTTCATTCGCAAATGCTTTACACATTTCCACACAGTTTCTGTTCAAAGCCACACCGGTCGCTACAATCGCCCCCGCAGAGGTTCCCGCTACAGTTTTCAATTCCTTCAGATGACCGTTTTTCCGGAGGATGTGTATCGCCCCTAGACCCGCCATACTTTTCGCACCTCCGCCAGCTATGACAAGAGAGTCGAGTTTTCTCACGGAAAGATTGCACGTTGCCATTCTGTATTACGATGATATTTTTTAAAATTGTGTACAACGCATAATGTCATTTGATCCCGGTAACGCCCGGTCTATAAATATACACTTTGAGAGGCATTTCCCAACAAATCCTCACAAACGCAAAAACACATATGTTCTCTTGTCTCTTCGGCTCCTGCTTCAAGCGTTCTGAGACGATGGTGCTTACAGTCGACGAACTAATTAGTCCATCGGCACCCGCTATGAGTGATAGAAATGATAACTCAAGATACACAAGTATTAGGAAGATCGGAACCGGCGGGTTCGCCAATGTGTGGAAAGCGATTGATACACACACCAATGAATATGTGGCGATGAAGGTTTCTTCTTCGCGCTATAAGAACAGCGCGCTGGAGAAGGAATTTTCCATCCTCAGGAAAATGAACAACCCTCACATCATCTCGCCCATCGCGTTTTATTACGACCGCCGGGCATTGACGACCACTCATCTGATTCTTCCTTTCATGAAGAAAGATTTGTTTACGCACGTCGTTGAAGAGAAGCGGGATATGAGCGATGAGGATCTCAGGAAACTAGTGATCGACATCGCGGACGCCATCAAGCACGTCCATGACCTGGACCTCGTCCACAGAGACATCAAGCCGGAGAACATCCTGATCGGTGACAACGGTGATTATGTGCTGTGTGATTTCGGAAATACCGAGAGTGACAACTCATCGAGTTTGAATGGTCTGAAGGGATCGCTTTTTTACATGGCTCCAGAAGTTGCATCGGCCCACGTGAAACGGAACAGGAACACGATTCCGTTTGCCATTGGAAAGCCAATTGATATCTTCTCATTTGGAATGACGCTGTACAATGTTGCCACGCTATCAATGGGAGGGGCAGACCCTAGAAATAAAGGCGATATGGTTTTTATTGACGAAATCTCAAGGTTTGATATGATGCCCCAGATCGACGCTATCGTTGACCGTTCGGATGAATTCAAGGACCTGCTGAAGATGATGCTTTACAGAAGTCCGATTGCACGGATCACGGTCGACGAGATCCTCGAGCACCCATTCGTGACAGGAAAGGATGGCATATTGACAGCAGGCCCTATTTAACTCATTAATCATGTAACAAAATCATAAATTAAAATGGAAGCCAACGCCCTCGCAGAACTTGCAGCCACAGAATTTGCAACGAGTGTAATAAATGAAATTGCAAAGAAGAAGAAAATGTCTGGGATGACGATCGCGCCGTTTATCCCAGGAGTAACACACGATCACCCTCCGTGCGATTTCGTCGTAGAATCGTGTGCATACTGCATGCGCAACGGAAATGTATTTGTGGAAGACTCTACTGGCAAAGATACTGGTGACATCATTTGCAAGTATAGAAACAAGATTTTGGAGATATTCGAAGAAATGGAGAAAGAAATCGTCGAAATTACAGATACATCTATGGATCATACAAATGATGGTAGTGATGATGATCTAGAAAAAATGCTGATGGAAGAACTAATGTGATCTTATTTAGGCCAATTGCATACGCCGATCGAAGTGTCCCAGAGAGTACCCTCGGCACACGGCATTTTGGTTGGAGTGGTTCTGCCAGGCTCGCAGATACTGAAGAACGCCTCCTGATCAACTCCAAAAGGTTCTCCTCCTTCAACCCCCGAACACCCTCCAGACGGCGCTGGTGCGGGCGCTGGCGCAGGCGTAGGAGCGGGCGCTGGCGCAGGCGTAGGAGCGGGCTTTGGCGCAGGCTTTGGCGCGGGC